GTTTAAAAGGATTTGAGTTATACACGTCGTCATAGTTACCAAAGAATACGCCACCTACAAATGTAACCTCTAAATCTTCAGGTCGGTAATACACTGTTACTTCTTGCACATAGTTTTGGTCTGCTTCAGTCCATTCTATATCATAAAGGGTTTGTTGTTCTTGTCCTGTTAGCATTATACGGGTCTTACCTGCTTCTACGAAGTCAAATTGGTCTACGCCATCTAGCATATACTTACCACCACCATAAATCTCCCTAGCTTCATCCCAAGGTATTCTGCGTACACGTGTTATGTTTGGTTGCCTTTGTATATCCATTGTAAAGAAGTCAGCTAAAAGTATCTGGTCTATAGGGATTATGTTTAACCCTATACCTGATAGCAACATATCTACTGCCTCGGTTACTTTCCATTTACCATCAGCACCTTTTTCTTTAATACGTTGCATAGCTTCTACATACTCAACTTCTACTAGTACAGCTGGATTTACAAGAGCTGATGTCATCATATATAGGAACTTAGTCTCATAGTCTGCTTTCTTTAGGTAATCTTCAACGAGAATACGCATAACCTTAGCTGTCATTTCATCTTCTTCGTTTTCTTCGTTGTATGCGTAACAATATGGGAACAACATACCAGAGATAACCTGGGCTAGTATTCCAATTACTTTGTTACGAGCTGTGTTTTTACGCCCTTTCCATCTCCATGCTTTACTTACAGGGTCTACAATGGCACCAACATATGCTCCGAATGTTTGTTGGTCTATACGAGTACGGTCAAGAAGTGATATGCCATCAAACTCATCGAATGAACGATGTTGTAGTCTCCATGCTACAGAATAATCTTGTTGAACTTGAGCAAAAAGCTTTTTAACTTCATCTAAAGGTTGGTAAGTAGATTGAGTAAGTTTAGTACCATTACCATCAATAGGATTTCCCTCGGAATCCGTAATTATATTAGCAATCATTTTTTTCTTTCAATTTAATAATAAGTTAGTCGTGTTAGTATACCTTAATGATACTACTAAAAAATTATAATGCAAATTTAAATCTCGTGATATTGCACTGTTGCATTTGTCATGTATGTGTTTGGTGTGAGAATTGAGTTAAGAGCATATCGAATTGCATCCATTGTGTGATTAAATATGTCTTTTGGTTGATTGAGTGTTGTTCCTTCTTTGTCTACAAGCCATGCGTAGTTTTCATACTCCATTTTTATGTTCTTAGAGCGTGTTGTGTATGATATTTTCTGGTCTTGTACAAATTGTATGCCTGTGTTTATTGAACCAGGACCTTTAATACATGGCAATATGTTTACTCCACAGAGTTTCAGCTCATCAATACTCTTTGGTTCTGCACTATCAGCGATAACGATAGTATTAATATCAGGCAAGTTATTAATAAACTTAGCTATGTTTACATTACTCATTCCAGTACGATACATCTGTTCATCTAAAATGTATCCATCGTTGTATTTGTATACATCAACAAGTGCTGTTGAGTCATTTGTATAACCAAAGTCTAAACCACGAACAATCAGTCGTGCTTCATGTGGAACAGCAGGTATTTCTCTCCAATTAGAATATATTTTACCTACAACAGTTTCAGGTACTAAACCTTTAATCATGTTCCAGTAGTGGGCAGGTTTTGTTTCTTTATAACTCTCGTAGTTTTCTACTGATACAGGTGCAATGTTCTTTTTATTATCTAAATATGATGTTCTAATAAATAGTGTGTTGTGTTTGTATTCATCTCGTAACTCTGGTATGTAAAATCCTTTTTGTTCACTCGGAATAAGATTAAAGAATCGTTTAATTATCCAATGTGATTTTGGTGGAGGATTAAGAAGTAGTGTAATAGTTATATTTGACTTGAGTGTACGCAATGAGTCGTCTAGCTGTGTAAAGTCTTCTTCATTGATTTCATCTGCTTCTTCTATGATGACATCGGTATAGTTAGCTAGAGATTTAAGTTTAGCTTTCTGTTCACCACTAGACTTTTTAAATCCAACAGCATTGATAGAGTTTGCACCATAAGCAAGTACCATTTGTCCATCGTTTATATCTAGTTTGTCTTTAATGCTATTTTCTTCTGCACGGTCTGTTATTTCACGATAGATAGAGTTACGTATATCTCCTAATACAAGACGCATGATTGCACAACGATAGTATTCAGGTGCTACGAGTTTAGCTATAGCTTTTTGTGATGCTACTGTTGAACGTCCTGCTCCACGTCCTCCCATAAGTATTTGATAGCGTAGGTTACTTGTGAAGAGTGGTTGATATGCCTCATTTACTATTTGTTTCAAGTTTTGTAAATTCTTCTAATGATAACTTTCTTCCATCATGTAGTTCTATCCTATATTGATGTTCTACAAGTGTTGTGTACTTAACTAAATTAGCTATACTTGGATATGTTTTTATTAGTGCCATATCTAATTTTGTTTTAACTATCAAACTATTCATTTTCTTTAAAGTTACTAAATACAATAGTGTTTCCTTTGAGTGGTGCATCACCAGATGTTACATCAACCTTGTCACCATACTTCTTTGGTTTCATTTTAGACATTATCCATTTACGAGTATCAACTCTTAGACGAGAACGATTAGTAAATTCTTTGTTTTCTATTTGAACATTTATAAACTTTCCATCAGGTCCTTTTATTTTCTTTTCAGTTAAAACATCTAAACTTGCATCATCAGAGATGTCTAATATATCTTCTGCCATTGCTTCTGTTCGTTCTTCTGTAGCTTTTGCGTATTGTGCTGAAAACCCTTCCTTAGTTCTGAACCAACAAAAAACAGTTGATATAGTAGGCATATCATCATCTTTACATGCTTTTCTCATAGATGAACCTTGTGCTATCTTTTCACATATCTTATCTGCCAACTCTTGAGTATATATAGTTGGTCTTCCACCTAGATTCTTAGTCTTCTTCTTAGGTTGTGTAGTGTTAGTATCTTCCATATTCCTGTATTCATGCTTCTAGGGACATAAATACAGAGTATAAAAGTTAGTTCGTAGTTCCTTCTTTTGCCATAGATGTTTCCATTGGATTTGATTCCTCTGGTGCGATAACTTCTTCTGCTGGTGTTTCGATTGTTGTGTCTTCCATAATGTATAAGTTAAGTTAATAATCTACTTCTTTTTCTTTACCTTGTTAGGTAGTGATTTTATGCTTTTTGTTTTTGATGCAAATTCTTTAGCCAATTCTGGTTTCTTTGCAAACATATATCTAGCCTGTGCTTTACTCTTGAATGGCATAAATATATTATACTGCTATTTTTTATTTAAGGCAAGATACAAGCGTGCAACTGCTTCTTCTGGGGTTGAGCCATCTGCTCGTACACAATTCATTGGAATTTCATGTTCATATACAGCCATCCAGCAGTATTTACCGTTCCAATTTTTATCTCTTTTAATAAACGTAAATCCATCTCCACATGCTTCTACTAGTTCAGAGAGGGTGGGATTTGATATTCTTACTCCCCATTCTTCTGGGTGTTCTTTGTCTAATATAGTGCTTGCTGGAAAATCAGATATTCCTTGCCAATCATAATGATATTTTTGTGGAAACCCTGCATTCTTTAGGGCTAGAGCAAGTTCGTAGTTCATAGTTGGTCGATTGTCATTTAATTTATGATTAGGTGGCAGGTCTGCCATACATGTTGGACAGTTTTTCATTGTGTTCTCTTTATCATATCACCCCAAGCATCGTTTACTTGTTGCTTAGAGCTTCCTGTTACTGCTTTTCTTAGTAATTCGTCAGGTGTCATAGATGCGTTAGGTCGTCTTTGAGGTAGCTTTATAGAGAAGTCTCGAGTTGTGTCTACTGCGTCGCCTCCTAGTAGTTTGTGGTTTAATGGTTTTTTATTCATCTGATTTTTCCTTTGCGTTAAAGCCAGTGTTCATGTGGCCGATGAGTTGAATGTATAGAAGTCTGTGTTAATTGCAATATAAAATGTTGGTTAGATTATTTCGTTGTTCGGCAATATTGTTACAACGACTAATCCTCCTTTGACTGACTCTTTAACGTCAATGGTTATTGGCTTAAACCTGACATCGTCAATTTTCCATGCTTGCGCCACGCCGTCAAGGCCGTGCTTCATGCAGTATAAAAGCCCATCTGCGTCTCTGCGCCTTTTATCTGGTGGGT